GAGAATACCTTCTCGGTTCCATTTATAGTAGCTGATGGTGGTTTGACACTGAAGTCTCGTCTTAGCAGACGACCACACGTGTTGCCTAATTACTATTATAGTGCCTCCTTTTACAAGGATTCGGGCGGCACTGACACGCGATAATCGTGTCACTCCTTACACACATTTTAACCCAAGGATGCTGGATATGTTCCTACGCGCACAGTTGTATTGGTCAGAGTGAGTCCAGTTGTTTTACCTACATAGCTGAGAGTTGCGCCGACTGCCGTAACCGAAACTAGCATTGAATCGGTTAATAATGTGTCAGCGGCATTTGAGCCTTGGCTTATCGCGCTCACTGTCATACCCGCAGATGCCACAGGCGCGGCATTCACGGACAGAGTTGTACCTGTCATAGATAATGTTAGCAAGTACTCACCTAGACTGTTGAATGTTAACACAGATCCGGTGGCGGATAAACCAGCGTCTCCAGTGACGATGGCTGCTGTCCCAAAAATGGCTGTTGTTACGTTCAATCCAGTGGTTGCTACCACTTTCCCCTGACCTCCTTCATCTATTAGAGTCTCTACATTAATTTGCGGTGTAAAGAGCTCAACAACATAATCGACATACAACTCACCAATAGGTGCATTTGTTGCTTGGCCTGAAGTTGCAAGGAATAAATTCCCTACATCATAAGTCTTGATGTCTAAATTTGCAGCCAACGCTTTACTTCGTGTAAACCGCTGGATACCAAATTTGTGCAAATTCTGCACAGTAGCATCATACCTCGCTTCTTGCCATGACGCAGAACGAACTGCGTTGTCATATGTCATCAGTTGTAATTTAGATGTGGGTGCTGGATCAGCAGCATCAAAATCAATTGACATCATTACTGAACCTGGGGTGATTGAGGAGCAAGCAGTCTCATAACTGAAATCCAACTTGCGAAACAAGTATGAATCCCAATTATTAGCGATGCTAGCCAACCACGGAAATGTTCCCACCAAGCCAGGGTTAATGGCAAAGGTGAGAGCATTAAAGGCGGTCGAGCCATTCACATCGGCTAGAAACTCACGATGGCGGATGATAGTTGTTGCTTTACCATTCGTAATTGATGTACTGAGTTTCGGCTGCTGCATTCTCATCAATCTTGACGAACTTGCCGGGGCTTGCACTAAAATGCCTCTCTCAAGGTCTTTCCTCTGACGATTGCGTCGTTTGGGTTGTGCTCTTTGCTGTTGTGGTTTGAGCATGACCACGCGCTGTTTTGGTTGTTGATACATTGTTGCTTCACTATAAGTTACTACTGGTACGGCCGCTCACCACCCCAGTCCATGAATGTTATCATGGGGTGTGATTCAACTGGAACAAACTGAACATTTTCATATTCTCGTTGTTGCTCCACTGAAATGCCCCAAGCTTCAGCATATGAAATGCGAGCTTCTAGTGTTATGGGACATGCTTTGACCTTCCAAGGTTTCATAACTTCACCTTTTGCAAGGTGGTGTAATGGGGTAACTACATATTTCTTTGGTGATAAGGCGATGAGCTTCTCTGCTATGGCTTGCATAACAGGTAAACCACAGTTCAAACTTAGCTCACACATGCCTACTGATTTTAACCATTGTAGATCCCGTGCTGGGGGTTGTTTCTTAACTATCCAAGGTAGTCTCGCCAGCACCCTTAATGGATTGCGGACCATACGATATCTCTGTCCGTCAAATACAGGTCTACATTGACAAAAGTCAATGTGTTCAAACACTGTAGACGTGGCCTCCAACTTAGTACTCATTCCATAGATACCAAATCTCTTGACATCTAGTTTGCTTACATCACGTGACTCTACAACAACCACCGAATCATCACCATCAATATACATTTGTCCAACAACACCTTGACTATTCAACCAATGACGAATCATAGCCAAATTAATCAACGAGTTGTCGCTGCCTGTATTCTGGTCGCCAGACATCCTGGTTCCAATAGTGGTGAATTTGGTGCCATTTGTTGTTACACCTTTATTCAATAGTTGTGCTTTAGCCAAGTCACGGAACTGCGTCCTATAACACTTAGGTAAGCATAATGAGTTGTGCTTGTTTGCAACTTTGAGTAGCTCGACGTTACAATGTGCGTCGAACTTACTGTGGTCAATACTCAAAGCAACTGGGTCAACAAAGTCGTCCCATATTGCAAACAAATCACTTGCCCTTTCAAGTTGGTTTCGGCCTTTAGCGAAACATCTGTTACTGGTCTCCTGTCCATGAACAATATTGACACTTTTCAGCATCTCATGTTCTAAGGCATTGTAGAAACGAGCGGCTGTAATTCCATATCTTTTATCGCGATATTGGATACAACGTGGTGCGCCGAGTTTCGAGGTGTGATATTTGTCATCCTTCAAGAACATTCGGACTTTAGCATCCTTGCTCGTCAATGAATCTTTTTGCAAAGACTCATAGGCTCTCTCAGCGATTTTACGTTTACCACCGGTATAGCGTTCGACAACAGCTCTATAAGAAACTGGCCAAACTCTTCGGCGGTAGGGCTTGAGAGCCTCTACTAGCAACTTACCGACTCCATTTCTGGGTCGGGCGCCATCATCGACTTGATGCCTTTGTTTCAGGGCAACAAGCTCGTTACATGCGCATGATTTGTGTGTCCACACCACTGATTCATTTAAATTCAAGGAACCAGTGTAGTCAAATACTTTTCGAGTGCAACGTGTGGAATCACACTCGAAGTTCTGCGCCTTCGCGGTGCAACCTGGGAGTACAGGTTGTGCACAAGGATTGCCCCTCATGCATACTGCCGGCAGAACTTGCCCGTCTCACTTATTTTTCGGTGCGAGACAACCTCTTTTGGGTTTCTTCCCTAGGAGGAATCGGCCCGCTTTAGCGAATGCACTCTGTTCCACCGGGGCAGTCTCACCATTACGTACAAGATTTGCATGGTTAACACGCTCTTTTCCTGCACTATAATTAGCAAGTACATCCCTGGCTTTAACCTCCCATTTTGGCACGTTCATAGCTGCTAGAACAGCTCTGACACTAACCTCATGGAGTGTTTTGTAGGTGTAATCACTCAAGTCAAAACCATTTAAAAATTGTTTTGCCTTGGCGGCCATTTGAGCCATCAATTCTGGTGTTCGTGGTTGTAACATAAAGGTAAAGATTAAATACCCATACAACTCATCATCAACACAGACCTGACTCTGTTGATCCCTCTTTAGGCGGTTAGACCCTAAGAGCTTCTTCCACGCAAACAACCCATGACCTGGTCGTTTGTGTGGGCCAACAACATTACGATCATCTAGCGATTTAAGGGGCAACTTAGATTGATCGTCCTCTACAGCTTCACGGCCGCAATTAAAACCGTTGGTTTTTGCAAGGCTTGCACCCTTTGTTCTTGGGAGTTGTTTTCCCTTGGGTCGTACTGTAACATCTGTAGCAATAGATTGCTTTAGGGAACTTACAGTAGGCTTTGCTACCACACTCTCCACATCTGGATGGGAGCTCGTAGAGGGGCTCGTCCGATCGATTTTGGAGGTACCACTCACCTTCATCTGCCTCAAATTGTTGTTTGACGACGGTTTGTTCTTCTTCGTCGAGCTTGATGATTTCGGTGTACATGTCGTGGACCCAGCTGTCGATACCATTGAGCCTTGCTGAGGCAAGGGCTCTACGGATTTGTCGACGCTTTCTACTTCCAATGCCACCTCTTTGTTTCTTAGATTTAGGCGGCGCTGTCGTCGGTTCGGCATTTGTTGTTGGGGCGGTTCCCTCTTGTTCAGAGGTTTCCTCTTGTTCAGAGGTTGGGATTGTTGTGCATCCATCCGCCTTGGAACCACTTGTTTCCCCACGGGTGCGGCTACGACGTTGGTGACGTTTGAGCCATGCCTCAGTATGTCTACGAGGCGCTCGAGTTGTACTACCTTCTTGCGAAGCTGGCTCAACTCGTCCTGTGGTTCGGGGTGTGCTCCCCTCTTTTTGCACGACTTCCACGTGCCTCCAATTTGATTGTTTCCTGTAGTCATTTTGGGAGTTTGGTGCTTGGGATTTATCATTTTGCATAATATTTCTGAAGCGGCTTCGGTATCAAGTGACTTTTGTC